GGACAACCAAAAACAGCTTCTTCTATTGTTAATACCCTAAGATTCAATTCTGATAAATTTGGTGGAAAACATCCATCCCAAACATCATCATCTTCAAATTCGTCAGGTGGTGATTTAAGTTGACGTCCTCGCATTTTGCGATAACACAACTTATGTGGATTCTGAACTCCTTCAGCAGTTGTTCGACATTTTAACAAGGCAGGGGACTCCTTCAATTCATAAGCTGGTTTTACCCATATTTGCTTATTATTTATATTAACATTAGTCCCAGTCTGTACTCGTGTAGCTACTAAACTTGTCTGTTGTGGTCCAGAATAATTCTTGTCAATTTTACATACTGGCATGAAACCAGGTGCATAAGGATCAGGCCTTTCATCTAAAATATTAATTCCATTTGCTGTGAAAACTTGTCCTATATACTCCTCGTCCATAATAGCATTAGCTATATAATCTTTACGATTAAAATTGACTAAGTCGGTGGAAAATAATGGACAAACTATTGAATCTTCTCCGTTACATGCTCCATGTAATCCTACCAACTTCTTCTGCTCTGTGGTATTATCTACAAGATATGCCTGACCACATTCTCCAGGCACACCAGTTGAAAATCTAGCGGAATAAACATCTTCCCAAACCGCCGGAATATCTCCATGCATAGTCTCAAATAAAGTATTAACAGTTTGCCCAGGTACTAGTACTGTTCCTAATACAGGCAAAGGTGTATCAAACTTTTCTCCATCTACTGTAGTATCTCTATATCCTAATCGAACAGGACACCTCACTTTATGATCAAGTGGTTTATCCCTCATATGTTTAACTAAACTTGGTTTAAACTCACAATTTTTAAGTTGTAAGTATACGACATCTCGTGCTTTAAACCATTCAGCCTTAACTACTGAATAGGATTTTGTACTATCAGTATGACCATGTGCTATGGTGATTTCCGGCAAGTGATCTTCATCACAACCAGTTGCTAATAATGGATGACAATTCATAGCCATAATACTACCCTCAA